GGAATAGCCCATTACTGCCAAGGGTCGCATCCTTACTACCGGCCCCAACATCGATCTTGACGCTCCCATTCGAGTCGACCTTCACCGTTTTAATACTCGACTGATCAACAGTCTTCCTATCGGCGTCAGGATCAGGAGGCGCTGCCTTCACTGTGTTTTGGTCAGCAAGCTCCTCCGCATGCTTCCTGTATTTCGCAGGCACCTCTGGGTGCTGTGCAGTGGAGAACCTGCGATAGTAGACGCTTCCCTTTGGATTAGCCGCAGTTGGACCTATCGAACCTCCCGCAGCCGCCTGTCGAATATCTCTACTGAAGGCACTAACCGATGCATCCACGTCACGGGCATTCCCACCGGGAACCTGTGAGTTGTCGTACTGAAATACACCTATCGACCTGCCATGGTCTCCGGTCGATGACGGCTTAAAGCCACTCTCCTGCTCCGCAATAGTCGTGCCATATGTTGCCCACTCCCGCGGAGTATTTGCCTTGATGCCATACTTAGCGGCATCCGCAGGAAGCTGCTTGACAGGATTATCCGTAAACTCCTTCAACAGTTTCTTATAAATATCGCCCCCGGCTCCTCCCTTAGCGGCACCGGGGGCGGGCTGATCACCGCCGGCACCACCGCCTGGCTGCTGCGGCTGCGGGGCAGGTGGCTCTTGACCCAATGTACCTGATGCCGCTGCACTCTTAAACTGACTCTCGAGCCCACTGTCGCCTAAAGACCCAGAGGAGGGGGCCCCAAACGAGCTTAACCCATGCTTCTGTTGAAGCACCCTCTGAGCGTCGTCGTCTGAGGGAGTAGTAGGTGTGGTAGGTGTGTCAGTGCCGCTGCCGCTGCCGCTGCCGCTGCCGCTACCGCTGCCGCTGCCGCCTCCGCCTCCACCTCCACCTCCACCTCCACCTCCACCTCCACCTCCACCTCCACCTCCACCTCCAGGGCCAGTCCCCATCCCAGGGAGACCTCCCAGACCGCGCATCGCAACGTCACCCTCGGTATCAAGCGAGGCAAGGAGATCGTTCAGCCGCTTCAGCTCCCCGGTGTTCTGCTTCAAAACGTCACGACTCTCTCGAGTCTTATCGGATACGTCGGGGTCACCCAAGAGGTGGGCCGCTACACCCTCGCCCCCAGCCCCATCGCCGCCAGGCCCACTTGGTATCGACCCAAGCCCGGCATCCTCCGCCAGGCTTTTAGTGGAGGTCCCCAGGCCCAAGGCATCCCTAAAAGATTTAGCCGCAAGGATACCGGGTCCCACTATGGGAATGGCTCCAATAGCGAGGTCCTTAGCTCCCTTTTCAATAGCCTCAGGATGCTTGCTCCACGCGTTATGGATCATGCGAGTCAGTTCAAGTATCGCCTGAAGTCCATGAACGATCAACCCATCGGGAGACAGCGCGGAGGTCTGGATGTCCTCCATAAAGTGCGTCCACTCCTCGGATAGTTCGTTAACGACCTTGTGATACTCCTTCGTAGAGGCCGCCATTTTTTCTTGTCTTGCCTTCTCCGCATCACTGACTTCAGTATATTTAGCCAACAGGCTCAAGATCGGATCAGCTTGCCATGCCTTCATAAACTGATTAGCGAACTGGGTAGCCTCATCTATCCTGCCGCCATTTTCTGCCAGCCTATTATTGAATATCTGGGTCCTCGCCGTCATCAGTTGGGTGAGCTGGGCCTCAGTACTACCGGCATTAATGACGCCCTGGATGACCGCTTCCATCTCCTTTGCGTGGCCCTTAGCCCTCGCAACTAGTTCGATATGTTGCTGGCTACCAACCAGCCCCATCTTATAGACACCCTCCTTGAACCTGGCGACGGCGGAGTCGGCCTCGTCAGACTTAACCCCAACGCGGGCGAGCTGCTCCTCGATATTCTTTAGGGAGGCTGGGTGCATCCCCAGCATCTTCGCCTTATTATTGAGGTCCTGGAGCTTATCGGAGAAGGCCTTCAGGCTGGAGAGGCCTGCAACGACGACGGTACCGACGGCAGCTATCGCAGCACCAACGAGACCAAGCCGGCCAACGAGACCGAGGAGGGCCTTCTCGCCACCCTCTGCGGCATGGCCTAGCTCCTTGATCATCCGAGTGACCTCGGTATGGCCTCTCTTGAACTTCTCCGTATTGGCGGAGGTCTCCCCGCTGCCGAGGCTCTGAAACTCCTTTCGCAAGGCGGCCACTGACCCAGACGCATTGTCTGTCAGGGTAATGACGAGCCTTAGTTCTTCTGTCTCAGTGTCTGCCATCTTTTAACCTGGGGCCGCTGCAGCCGCTGCGAGGTCAGCCTTAGATGGACCGCTCGGTGTGGTGGTAGACTTCGGAGCCCCACCACCTCCCGGCGGCATTGTTCGATTAGTCTCTGTACTCTTGAACCCTCCACTACCCTCTACCTTAACGGACGTATTGGCTGGGGCATTGATGTTGGCAGTCAGCTTACCGCCCGCATCAACCTTTATGGTCCTCACGCTCTTGGGAGCAGCAGCGGCATCTACAGTTGCCCTATCCTCACCACCAGCGCTCGCTATTTGCGCTTGCTTCAGATGCTCTTCGCCATATAGAGTATCAATCGATACGTGGCCCGTATCCTTATGCCCCCAATTCTCACCACCACTTATACCCCAGCGCTTCTCAAAGCCGGCCATTAAATCACGATGGCTGTCTATCCACTTTCGTACATCTGGATCAACAACGTCCCGGCTGTGTTGCGCCCAATCAACGGCAAGGGCATTGGGATGCTGCGATGGGTTACCCCGCATCCCCGGACCACCAAGCGACCTGACTGGCGCTCCAGCCGCAATCAAGTCATTAAAGAACCCCTTAAACTGCCCAGCGGCTTTCTTATTGACGGTCACCTTCTGACCGTTGGAGAGCGTCACCGTCTCAAGCTGAGACCCAGGTGCTATTCGCGCCCCAGTCGGAGCATTGAAGCGGCCGCCGTGTGAACCAGGGCCACCACTACCAGGATCGTCACCAGGAAGAACACCTCCCTCTTTTGGCCCAACGGGGGCACCAGCCTTAGACCCCCCGGGAGTTACTGATGCTGCCGCAGAGGCAGCGTGTACCGGTCCCTGCTTTCTATCATCGTTAGCCGCATCTCTCGCCTTCGACGGCACCAGCTCTTGGCCAGAACCTCGAGAAGTTATCGACGCCATCCCATTAGGACCCACGGTGAGCTGAAGTCCCTCAGGATGTTTTCTCCCCTCCTCTATGAGGTGCTGCTTAAACTTCGGCCACTCAGACGCCTTGATGGAGAAGCATCCAGCGGTGTAGAGCTTATCCAGATTATCGTTAAATGCACGATGGATCTGAACGCCTTCCCAGTCGTGAGACCCCTTATACGTTCCTCCTAATCCACCAAGAGTGGCTACAGAACCGATCCTATTGCCAACGGGTCCAAGCTGACCCTTACCGCCATATGGAGTTGCGACGTTAATATTATACGTCCCATATTCAATAGCCCCGGCGCCGCCTCCGCCACTGCCCCAGTGGTATGTTTGACCACCGAGAGTAACCCCGCCGTGCTCATAGTACTGGTGGCCCTTCTGGTCCGCAAGCGAATAGCCGCCCGGTCCAACACTGCGAGGAGCGGCACCACCACCTGGCGCGGCAGGAGACTGAGGAGGAGCGGCCGAGGCATCGGGAGTAGGACGACGAACTGCCGGACCGCTAGGTGATCCTGGAAGTCCCCGCACACCTGTCGCACTACCCCCGCCTCCACCGCCACCATAGCCTGCCGTCGGCGGATAGGTCATCCCACTTTCAGGATCATAACCTCCACCGCGTGACGCCGCTGGACCGCTCTGAGTACCAGGGAGCCCTTGGACTCCCTCGGCGCCACGAACAGCCGGAGCCTCTGACGGTGAAGCTAAAGGCTCCGTTGGCTTTGACTCGGTGGTTGTAGGACTGCTCGGAGAGGTTGATTGAGTAGCACCCGGGCCGGTACCAGGCCCAACACTACTTCCGTTAGGACCTCCGCCTCCGCCTCCGCCTCCGCCTCCTCCAATACCCATTCCCCCACGACCGAGTAGTCTCCCAAGACCTTGACGACCCTCACCACCCTCATCGAGCAGCTTGAAATACTCGTTTAGCTTTTTAACTTGAGTAGTATTCTCGTTCAAATCCTTCAGGTAGTCGTCCTTGATATCGGCAACCGCTGCACGAGTCTCATTGCGTCGATCTTCAATATGCTCCGACGCAGGCTTACTGGCGAGCCACTCATCAAAGTGTTTAAAGGCTCCTCCACCCGAGCGCTGGCCTTCGCCTTCGCCTCCGCCAGTAGCCGGAAGGTCGGCGAACCTCAGCGGGGCCGTGCCTGTATTCTTTGAGGGACCGGCCAGCCAGGGAGAGTGTCGGAGGTCTTCCTCACGAGTAGACCGCGGTACATCGGTAGGCTGCCCACCACCGGCAGGCTGCTTAGCACCGTCACCGTGAAGTTTATTGTATATCTGATTGGCTGCACTGAGTGGCGAGACTAGAAAAGACAGTACGGTCGTAAAATACTTTGCGGTTGGAGAGTCGAAGATACCATTCCAACCTGAGTGGATCTCCTTCAGTATGCTGTTCGCCAGCTCAAGGCCATGGACGATGACCCCGTCTGCGCTTAAAGCACTCGTCGAGAGGTCCTCGGTGAACTTCTCCCACTCCTTGCCGATCTCAAAAGTCGTATCTCTAAACTTCTCAGTCGCCTTCTGTTGGTCCTGAAATCGCTTAGACTTTTCCGCCATAAACTTATCAATGGCGCCGGTGACGCCCAGTATCGGATCAAGCTTCCAAAGTTGCATGAACCTGCTGGCGGCCTGGGCGGCCTTCTCGCGAGTACCTCCCTGCTGGTGCAGTACGTTATCATAAACGTTCTGACGCTGAGTAAGTATCTCATTCAATTGACCCGACTGGGTCGTCTGCGCCTCGACCTTCCTGATGGCGTCAAGCATGACCGGACCGTATGCCCCGGCGGCCTGAACCATCTCGGTTAATTTTCCAGTCTCTGGTCTGGCGAGCTCAGAGAGGGTCCGAACCATACCTCCCAGGCTCTCCTCGACGACGCCAGCACCGACGCCGAGTTTCTCATACTGCTCCGAGATATGCTTGAGCTCGGCAGGATCCATACCGATGACTTTGGCCTTATTCGAAATCTCCTGGATCTTTGCAGCGAACTCACTGAGGCTACCAATACCAACGGCAATGGTAGCGGCAGTCCCCGCCATCGCGGCACCCGCGGCACCAAACTTACCTATGTACTTGGTCAGCCCCTCAAACCCTCTAGTGGACTCCTTCGCTAGCTCCTTGATCTCCTTTCCCAAGTCCTGATTGTGGGACTGGAATTTATTCACAACTCCCTGGGCGCTTGCCCCGAGGGAGCTAAGCTCCTCGCGTAGCTTTGCCAACCCCGCAGACGCCTGGTCGTCGAGGGTGACTTGAAGCTGTAAGTGCTGCTGCTGTTCGGCGGGCACCTAGTCCTCGCGCTTGCGCTGGCGCTCCAGTTGGGCCGTCCTGCTCAAATGCAGGCGTACCTCGCTAATTGGCATATCAAGAAAGAGGCGAGGGTCGAGGTGGTAGTAGCTGGCTAACCGGTAGCAGTCGAGGATCATACCGTCGTCTACGGTAGGGTTCACCAGGCCCGAAGATCTGGTAAAAAAAATTTTCTCAGGCGATAGGCGCAGCTATTCCAGTCGCGAGTATCCATCATCTCGAGCAGTGGCGGGAGCACTCCACAGAGCGCACCCATGATGTAGGTCATCTTCCGCTCTTCGATGATGATCTCCCCGTCCCACAGCATCCTCGTCGGATTGCCGATACGGTTAATCTCCCCGGCCCGAGGCTCCCTGAAGGTAAGGCTGGTGATCTCCTCACCCTTGTCGTTCCTAATCGGCTTATAGAGGAGTTGAACAGTAATGGGCCAATCCTCCGCACTACTGGCGATATCCTTACGCAACTGATCAGCCTCACTCAGAGGGGCCTCGATAGGAGGAGGCTCTGCCTTGATCTGAGTAGGAAGGGGCTGCTGAGGTGGATTGGTCTGCGGCTCGATGACTGGCTGCGTGATGGGCTGAAAGCCCTCGCGCACCTTGGATCCGTTACCTGATATTCTGACTTGCTCACTCACGTTACTTTCTCCTTTTTCAAGTCACCAGTTCTTTATCGAGAAGTGAAGCACGACGATCAAGAGTGTAATGACGATCAGCCATCTCCACGTGAATGCGACAAACAGTATAGAGCCAGCCAGCAACACAATGATGGCGGCCCCGATCACCTCCAGTACATTCGCTATTTTCTCACCAACGTAGTTCATCCGCCAGCGGGTCCCTTACCAGTTGACACACCCGCCAAGGAGAACTCCTGACAGGCAAGACCCTCCCACCTGACGTGAACCACGCCATCTCGAGTATTCTCCTCGAGAGCTGCCTTGCACATCGCCCCCGTGAGAGTGTACACCATCCCATTTGCCAGCTTGGCGACGACAGTGACGTTCACTTGGGTCTCAAGGTCCTCAAGCAACATCTCGGGGATCGCAGTGAGGTCGCCCTCTATAAAGGGGACGCGGGGAGTCTCGTGGTACCCGCAAACCCCTTCCTGCCCCGCCACCATCGTTCTCTCCACCGATGACGGACTGACGACAAAGTTACCGCGAAGAGCCCACTGGACTTGATTGACTGTAAGGTAGGCGGTGCCTGCGAGTTTTCTAGCCATAGGTCCTCAGGCGATGCTGATCTCCTGGCAGGAGAGCCCTTCCCAGCGGACCCTGACCTGACCATCTCGAGTATTCTCCTCGAGAGCAGCCTTGCAGGTGCCACCCGTAAGGGTGTACTGCATCCCGTTGGCGAGCTGGGCGACGACGGTCACGTCAGTCTCACCCTCAAGGTCCTCGAGCAAAAGACCCGGCACGGCGGACAGGTCTCCCTCGATATACGGTACGCGGGGCAGCTCCTGGTAGCCGTGGACGCCGTCCTGCCCCGCAATCATTGTGCGCTCTACTGCACTCGGGCTGACGGTAAAGTTGCCGCGGAGGGCAAGCTGCGTGCCGTCCACGGTGAGGAACGCAGTACCTGCGAAGCGTTGCGCCATAGCCGTCTCCTATTCTCTGGCGGGATTTACTTGCGAACCTTTGTTCCAGAGGCAGCTAAGGCAGCCTCGGGGACATCGAGAGCGATGGCGAACTGGCGGCGCTCGCTCTGTTTGACGGGAGCGTCTCTGCTCCCGGACCTGATCTTCAGCCAGGCAAAGGCCTTGGTCCACTCACCACCGCCCTTGACGATAACGGCGGTCCCTGGGATACATGGAACCATTACCTCGTCGCCATCTTTATCGAACAGATCGTTATAGAGCTCACCGTTCGACGAGATCTGGAACGAGATATTGGCGTCGTCCCAGTACTCTGACATGGTGATACGGACGATCTCACCAGCAGTGAGGTCAACCCCGTTGGACAGGCTCTCACCCTCCTGAATATCGGGACCTTCCACGATTACGAGCGGCATCCAAGTCTTCTCCTAATGAAGGCCGTCAGGCCTAGGGTTGACTACTGCGGAGCACTACCAGAGGCCTGATAGGG